GTGTCGTTGATGACAAAGGTATTAGAATCTACATTAATGGTGTCAGAATACGCATAAGTACGCATATAATCGTTTACTATGAGTACAGTATCATGTACCAAATAACGTACAGAATCATGTACGGTATCAGTAGCTATTATAACATAAGGAATCGAGTTTCCTTTCACCCACCTGGTGGTCACATTTGTTTTGTACACAGTATCGGTCTTTACAGACTCTATAACAGCACTTGAGCTATGGCATGACTCATATAGCCACACCATAGCAAAGAACGCTAGGATAATGATTAAATAGTCCTTAATAGCTTTCATTACGGATTTGTAAAAGGTAACGGAAGTACCACAATTGGTGGGTTAACTTGATTCTCTATTTGAGCATCTAAATTAAGGTCTAAAGCAGCTACATCTATTGAAGCATCCAACCAGCCACAAACAATGTCATAAGTCAAGTCCTCGTAAGGGATAAAGTTAGTTACGTCATCCTTTGAGAATGATTGAGAACCATAGACACTTGCAAAGTATTCTTTCTCGTTGATTGTTTCTTTAGCGTTACGATTCCAATGTGCTACCACAACAAAGTCAGTTAAATCACCATCTTGTGGAACGCACTCTAATTGATTGATGTACCAATTTTTCATATTATTTATTTTTTAATTGTTCTATTTCTAATTTTAATTCTTGAACTGATTTAACCAAAGCAGATATTAACTTATTATATTCAACACCAGCTAAAACTTTAGTACCATCTTCTTTTGTATTATAAAATACTAAATCTTTATTAACTTTCTCAACTTCATCAGCTATTAAACCATAATAAGTATCTTCTTGTGCTTCATCTGTATATATGTTATCATCATCTTTTTTACGATAATTAAATGAAACTGCATTTAATTTGTATAACCAAGATATATCTGATAATGTATTAATATTTGTTTTTGATTCTCTTACAGATGCTAAATAACCAAAAAAACCAGTAGAATCTACAAATAATGCCCTTCCAGTAACTGTATAATTATAAGGTGAATTTGCGGCATCTCCTGACCTAAATAGACCATCATTTCTTAATTGAATTATAGGCGTTCCAGAACTATTAATAACATTCAAACCAAAATTAGAACTTGTTGAATCACTACCTGTTATATTTAATTTTACTACTGAATTACCTGTATTACCGATTCCAACATTGCCCCCCGATGTGATTCTCATTCGTTCGCTAAATGCTCTTGCAGAGTTTGTATTATTTGTATAAAATCTTAAATCAGTATCATAGTTGGAAACTCTTGAACCAGCAATACCGCATATGCCTTGGTCATCACCAAAACTGGCTGAAAACCATATGCCACCATTATTGCCATTACCCGCACCATAAGATAAAGCATAACCTGAAGGAGTAGTACCTGAAGTTGGAGCAGTAGAATTACTTTGTACTGCGTGTACTATTGATTGTGGCGAACTCGTTCCGATTCCAACGTTACCACTTGAATTGATAATTAAATATGTTGCACTTCCTAATCTATTTCTAAAATAATGATCTGTATTGTTATAAAAATTTTGTGGAGTAGATGAATTTCCTAAAATTATTGCATTATTTGCATCAGTATCTCTAAGTACATTATAACTACTAACGTGAATTAATGCAGATATATTATTTAATTTCAATTCCGTTGTGCTTACACTACTTGCAAATGTAGCAGCACCAGTAGAAGTTGCAATTGTAAAGGCAGTTCCTACTCCTTGAACATCTAATAATATTGAACCTGATGGAGAATACCATCCACCGGCATAAGCATTGTTATCCCTTCTATAAATATTAAATCCTGAAGAAGCACCTATTGCTGAAAATGAAGCTGCCGTTACACTACTTGAGAATGTAGCAGAACCAGTTACTTGAAGTCTTGACCCATTGTCAGCTGTAGTACCTATAAGAACATTTCCAGCGCTATTGATACGCATACGATCTGCTAAACTCCCACCATCTGGTTTTGTATAGAAAAATAATTCACCTCCATTTGTGCCTATTTTTTCAGTACCAAATAATGCATTATCAAATGTTCCTAAATTATTTTGAAATGCTATAAAAGCATATCTACTATCACTTGCTCTTGCTCTTGCCGTAAAAGCAACACCACCAGAATCTGCTATTGAAATAACTTTTGTAGCCGTAATACTATTTGAGAATGTAGCATCTCCACTTACTTGTAACTTTGCAAAACCACTTTCAACTGTTGTTCCTATTAAAAGTATTCCTTCGTTCGTAAGACGCATACGTTCAGAACCTAAAGTTGCAAAAAGTAAGCTACTTGCAGCACCTATTGCAAAATGTATTTCATCACCACCAGAAAAAACACCAGCACCATTACCAATATACCCAAGATTATATGTTGTCTTGTATCTATATGTAGTAACTAGATTTGTATTATCATAAGAAGCTATAATTAATGGATTAGAACTACCACGAATATGTAATTTACTAGTAGGACTACTTGTTCCGATTCCAACATTAGCTCCATCTTCAGAGTTTATTATAGTATTAACAAAACTAGATGTAATTGCTGAATATGTATTAATTGAACCACCATATATATTAGTTTCAATAATCAATGCTCTACCAGTTGGCGAAGCAGTTAAAGTACCTATATGCACATTATCATCTGCACCTAATTTAACGTGCAATTTTGAAATAGGTGTATTTGTATTTATACCAACATTGTTTGAAAATGATGCAACACCATTAGATGCTATACGGAATCTCTCAACATTATTTGTACCAAATATTAAATTTGCAGATGCATTTGTAGTACCTATGGCAAAATTTGAAGTATATGTAGGACCAGTTACAATAGCTTGACCATTACCTGCTCCAAATATATCACTTGCAGTTTGACCTAAATATATATCACTTGCAGAATTAAAAATTCTTACATATTGTTCACCAGTTGCAGTACCATCTCCAATTTGTAATTTTTGAGTTGCAGTATTTGTGCCAATTCCTATTCTCCCATTAGATAAAATAGCCATAGCTTGAACATAACTAGAACCAGTATAAAAATGAATACTAGAATTAGTTGCAAGGTCTATTTTATTTGGAGTTGCAAATGAACTTCCGTGAATTGTTAAATAAGCAGTAATATCACTATTACTTGCAATTAACCTACCAACATTAGTGCCACCTATTAATCTTCCATCTTCAGCATTAAGGTATAAATTACCATTATTAAATACAAAGTTGTTTGTACTATTTGCTCCTAATGTTATTTGACCAGTTGTTAATAGAGTTACATTTCCGCTTGAATTTTGTAAGTATGTAGGTTGAGAAGCATCTGTTGCGTTAAAGTATAATGTACCATTAAGATTTACATTAGAATCAAATCTTGTGTAACCAGCGACCTCAAGTTTAGTTGTAGATTGAGTAAAGCCAGCCTTGTTTATTAATGTTTTTCTTGATGTTGTATCGTTTAGGATTAAATCATCACCTTGAATAACAAATCTTTTAAAAGTATCATCAGAAGCCTTTCTTGGTCTTAAATAAGCAGTATCAGATATTAAAACACTAGAAGACACACTTGTAATAAACGCTTCAAGAGATGTACCACTTGAAGGTAAAGCCCAACTTGAGTCTGTGTTTTGAATAATGCTTAAATATCTATTAATCTCTGCATAGTTATTTGTAGTTACTCTTGAATTAATTATTACTTGACCACTTGGACTACCACTTGGAGTTCCAGTATCAAGTATAGAACTATTTTCTAAGTTAGTTCCAGCTAAGTTATATCTTGGTACTTGATATGCAGTACCACTTAATGAAGGTATTTGAGAAGTTAAAGCTAATTGACCATTAGCAGCAGGTAAAGTATAACTATAAGTTCCGTTAGATAAATTACCAAATACTGTTAATACACTACTTACGTTTAAATTAGCTGCCGTAAGAAGATCACTAAATGACTTAGCACCAACTATTGTTTGAGCACCTGAAGTAATCAACCCTCTTGTTCCACTTCCTGCATTAGGTATGTTAAAAGTATGCGTATCTCCGCTTGAAACAATATTAAAATCACTTCCAGCAGTTCCAACTGTTAAATATTGAGATTGGTTAGTTAAGTTATTAATACTTGTTATACCATTAGAAAAAGTAGTAATAATTTCTGATAATCTATTGTTTTCGGTATATAAAGTTACAGTCTTAGAGGCTACGTTTGCGAATACTCTAATCATTACCCTATCTGTAACCGCCATAGATGTTGCAGGTACTGCTACACTTGTGTAATAAGCATCAACAGTTGTTGTATTTGTCAATTGCTCTGGAGTAGCTGAATTAGATGCTATTAAAGTAAAGTTACTTCCGTTATACTTATAAATCTCTACATAGAAAGAAGCTAAAGCACCACTTGATGCACTTACACTCATATAAAACTCTAAGTTCCAATTACCAGCAGGAATCTGAGCAGAATCTGGGTCATTAGCATCTGTAATAAATTGAGCAATCAGACCATTAGCGGAAGTTGAAAAGTTTGTACCAGTTCCAATTACGGGAGTTCTACTCATTTGATAGTAAACAGAACCAGCAATATTTCCCTGATTAACGCTTCCGTTAAGATAATAATTTACAGAACTACCACCACCAGTACTTGTAGGAAATTTTGCTAAAGTACCATCACCTCTCACATACTGATTCGCAGCACCATCTAAAGCGGTTATAACACCATCATTAGCCACTACTGGACCTTGTATGTCCCTTATCTTCGCTTCACCTGTAACTTGTAACTGTGCACTCATTTATATATAAATTTTAACTATTGTTTTGCAATTATTCTAACAAACTCATCTAACTCTAAAACTCTGCCAAAGGTAAGAACTCCTGTTGACGCATTAAATACCACATTATCACCCGTTGGTGATCCTGATGTAGCTATGCTTCTGACCTCCATTCCACCTCTTGATACAGACAATATTATTCCACCAATAAGACTTGTAATTGTGATTGTAGACTCGCCACCAAATGCTGTATATTGATGCATAACCACATTTGAAGATTCTATTACGATTCCACCAGGAGTTGCTTGAGTACCTGATATTGTATAAGGACCAGTACCTTGTAAAGACACGCTATAAGTAGATGCACTTTCTACAGGACCAGTCAAATTTAAACTGACAATATTAACAGTACCTGTAAATACACTATATCCTAAAGCACCTGAACCACTTCCATTGTCATTGTTTATCTGAAACTTAACTTCTATTTGTTCTTTAGTTTGTAGCTTATTAAGCAAGAATAAGTAAGAATAATCACTAAGAGCTATAAAACCATCAGCAGATATACTCCAACTAATTTGAGAGCCTAAATACTCTTTATACGATTCAGAATTTGTAGTAGTAACTTCTACCTGATCTACACTAGTACTAAAAGTACAAGTTGTAGCCGCACCAAAAGGTACGGATATATTTGTTGATGGGTTATATTGATAAAGAAGTATGTTAGTTCCATTTATTACTGATGCCATTATTTCCTAGTATTAAAGTTTTTAAATATGTCTAAATTTATAGTTGTTCCGTTATAATTGTATTTTTTTAATACAGACTCTTGTACTGCTTGTTTTAAATCCCATTTAAAGGACTTTAACAAATATGTATATGTATTTACACCATCATAAGAATAAGTAAACTTGCTGTTTAACCAATACCCAATACTCTTAAATTGACCTTCTAATACAGTTTGAGTTTGTACTTGGTCTATACCAATATCTTGAGCAACTAATGTAAACAACTCGGTACTTCCTGTTGTTGCTCTTCCAAATTGATTATCAAAGCCACCATTATATTCTGTTGTGTACATACCTATATAGGAAGAAGAAACTACATCAAATTTATTATTTACAACCTTTGCATTTGAATCAGCATTTCTAAATATATCATTATACATATATCCTAATGATAGATTCTCTGTTTCAGTTGGCTTAAACTCTGAATTTTTGCTACCAACCTCTCTATAAGCATCATAAGCATAAATCTGAGATGTAGGTCCTACGTTTTGTATTAAGAAATAATCTAATTGCATTTCACCGCCTGGATTTATCTGCAATGGTCTAAGTACGCTTACTGTTAAAGATCCATCTATTGGCACTAAGACTTGTTTTGGGAATCCAACTGGGAAAGCGCCTAAAGTAAATGAAGTGGTTGTAAATTCTCCTGTGTCATTTAAGTAATATGTAATAGTGTTATCTTCATTAGTAATTCTTACTAAAAATCTAGCAGTACAGTCAAAAGCAAAACTAACCCATGATACGTTTAAATAATCTCCTGTTTTTACTAAATTAGATACTGACCTAAAAGCCCTAGTAGTTTCTCCTGAATTTGTAGTTGTGTCAGAAGTTAATAAACCTCCATATACGGGATCGGCTTTAGTTGCCACCATACCAGTTTCAAGCCATGAATCTGCATTATTGACACCAGACCAAGATAAAAACCATCCATTAGATATAAGTTGTTTAGCGTTGTATATTGGACTGAATTGACTATAAGACTTTTGTGCTCTGTTAAAGCTAACTAATAATGATTGACTAATTTGTTTAAAGTTATTAGTATTATCTATAGCAACTGTAGAAGTATTAGCTACAGTTTGCGTAGATTGATAAACACCTGCACTATTATAAACATAATAAGCAATGCTAGACTCTCTAGTCAAAGCACCATAAGCAGTTAACTGCCACTTATCTTCCTTATAAAAGCATTCCCATCCAAACCTATTGCACAAGTATTCAAGTATATTATAATAGCTTAAATACTCACCATATTGTTCCATTAAGTAGTTCTTTTTAATGTACATATTTTCTATGTTTCTACTAGGAACATTTGCGGTTTTATAATATTCATTTACCCATACATCTAATGTAAACTCTGTCTTTGAAAAGCAATCTATTAATAAGTCTTTTATACTTACTTTATCTTCTGAATTAAATCCTATTCCGTTTGTAAGATTAAAGTAATATTTTTTGTTTTTAGTTCTAGCTAAACCATCAACAAATGTCAATGACAAGCTATTTAAAGCTACTGGAGAATACTGAATACTATCAACAGGTATAAAAAACCCTCTCCATATAATACTTCCCCAAGTATAAGAACCATCATAAGTTCCTTTTGTAACAACTATCATATAGTCATTATCATCAGCAGTAAAGAAATCTTGTAATAACTCAGCATAATTAGTGCTCTGATATTCATTCTTTACAATATTTAAAGTTGCTCTTGTAGCCATGATGGGAGTAAAAGCATCTCCTTCTGTATCTATTGTTTCTATAATAAAAGGACTACTAGATGCAGTCAATGGATATATAGTACTACTAGAATAGCCGTCTTTGTAAATCTGAGCCCTATAGGTGACGTTTGTTCCATCAGGGATGGCATACACATCATCAAATATAATCTCGTATTTTGGGTTTATAAATGCCATTAGAATGTGTTATTATTATTTCTATTCGTTCTATTTAAAAGTACCAATAAATCATTTCCGCTAACTTGAGCCACTAATCTTTCATTTTGCATTGCACTTGTTGCTGTTAAGTCTGGCAATGAATCAGTTTTTATACCAGTTGCACTAGGTGTACTAGAAAGTAAATTTGGATTAATACCCATTCCTGATGCAGCAAACTTGGCAAATGTTTTACCAAAATCAGCCCAATCAACAATACCAGCAATAGCTAACAATGTAACTACAACGGCTGCTGCAATAGCTACTTTAGCCAATTTTTTAATAAGATCGTTAAATGCTTTACTTAGCACTTCTCCTATATTACCTCCCTTTTCTAATAATAAATCCAATGATGGTCCTAAAGCATTCATCATTCCAATGCCAATCTGCAATAAATACTCCTGGCTTTCTTTAGCCATTTTCTTTACTTCTTTAAATTTGTCCTTTACAGACTTAAACCAATTTTCTGCTACCATTTGACCTGCCTCAAAAGTATTTTTATCAAATACTGGCTTTGCTACAGGCTCAGTTATAACTTCAATATCACCACCAATATTTTGTTGTGCTTCAGCTAATTTTTGTGTAAGTAATAATTCTCCTCTAAGTTGAATAAGTTCTTCTAACTTTTTTATTGCCTCATCTGTGCTTTGTCCAGCTAAATCATCAATAGCAACATTTAAAGCTTTTATTTGACCTTCTAAATAATCTAGTTCAGACATTTGCCTAAACTCTAAAAACAAAACAGATAATTTTTTAATCTGTTCGTTAAAATTATTCATTGTTTTTTGAAAATCACTTATTGTAACTTCTGCTTCTTTAGCTTGTGATTTAAATAAACTAAATAAATCTATTGTTTCCTTTTTCGTTTCAGTAAAGGCAAATTTAAAAGTTTTAGCAAAAGATTCAGCAGTAGCTTTTGTTTGTGCTTTTATGACATTTGCCATGTCTTTGCTAAATAAACCTATAACGGCTGCCTTAAAATTATCTACAAGAGAAAATATATGTATAAGAACATCTACTATTAAATTAGACGCCCTTTTAAGTATATCAACTAAAGCTGTTCCTAATCCTTGCCAATCTCCTTTAAGTATTGCTACTATGGCTTTAAACAAACCTGCTATTATTTGTCCAATATTTTTAGTTGCACTTATAATTAAATTCCATGCAGAAATATATGATTCAGTAAGAAACTCACCAAACATTTTCCATAACTCAGTTAAAGAACTTACTATTGATTCAAATACAGGTTTTAATTCTGAATATAAAGCAGAAGCTGCATTATTAATAAAGCTTTTAAAGCTATCATACATAGCTTTTGTACTCTTTGACATCTTATCACCTTGTAATACAAAGTATGTCATGGCTGCCGTAACAGCAGATATAGCTAAATAAACAAGTCCCATACCTTGAACTAAGGCTGGGATGTTATTTTGAATACCTCTAAAACCATAAGGTAAATCCTGTAGAATCAAAGAGATGCTCATTAATCCCTTATTGAACTTTTTGGAAGAGTTATCAAACCCTTTCATTGCATTAGAAGATTGCTTAATATTACCTTCTAAAATCTCAAAGTTTTTGCCTAATCTACCTAGTTCTTTATTTATAATGTCAGATACAATCTTAAACTCTTCAGCATTTGCTTGTATCTTAATTCTAATTGTTTCGTCTACTGCCATTATCCTATAGGTTTGATATTATTATACTTTTTTAATACTTCTTGTAATTCATCATTTGACATTACCCTTTGCTTCACAAAGTTACGATTATCGCAGTCAAGTTGTAAAAGGTCAGTAGGCTTTATCTTTTTGCCCTTACCCATGTGAATATTAATCAATAAAGTAGTCTGCCATCTTAACTTAATCCAGTCTTGTTCCTCTTGATGTCTTTTCCCATACCACACAAAATCTAACTCAGCCATCGTCATGTCCCAAAACAAATGGGGAAGCACTTGGCACTCCCCCATTGAAAATCTTTCTATATCAATCCACTCTAATTTTTTTTTACATCAGAGTTTTTACCTTTCTTGGTTTCTGGCTTATCTAAGCCACTTACCATACTTTCAGATAATGCTTTAAAGATATCTTGTAGCTTTTCACTAGTAATACCTCCTATATCATCTATCCAATCACATACATCTAAGTCTGTAAACTTAGGAGTAATACCTTCTTTGTATAAAGGATATTCTGCTGCGGATTTCAACAAGTTAACGATAGCATCTAATGTACTATCACCACTTAAAGCATCTCCTATTTCAGATGGACCAATTCCTTGAAGCTGACAGAATCTTTTTAAAGACCATGTACAAAACCTCATAGGTATCTTAGTCCCATCACTTAGGGATAGTTCGTAATGTCCTCTCATATTTTGGTGTTTTTGGTGTTATTATGCTGGGTTAGTAGCTTGAGTTAATTGACCTTGTCCTGTAAAAGAAGCAGAGTAAGTAACTGGAGATTCCATATCAGCAGTAATATCTAAGCTTTCTACAAATGCAGAACCAGACCAAATTAAGTCACCTACAATTGGAGTGCTACCATTAACTGTAGTAAACTTAACTGTAACTACACCTCTTCCGTTTAAAGCAGAGAAAATATCTCCTACTACATAGTTTGTACCTGTTGGTTCAACTGTAGTAAGACCATCTGTAGTTAAAGACCAAGAACGCAAACCTGCGATTTGATCAGCCCATCCACCGCTTGATTTAGTTGTTGCATCTGGTAAGTCAGCACTTACTGATAAAGAACATGATGTAGAGTGAGCTACTACTTCAGTACCTACCAATACTACCAAGTTTGTACCATTAAAAATTCCTGTTGTTGGCATTTTATTTTATTTTAATTTTTTATAATATTTGAGTTACAAAATGTTCGAATACAATGACTCTTTTAAACACATAAGCCTCATCAACATAGTCAAAGGTAGCTTCATTAGACGACATTCTACGAGTGACTATTTTAAAGTCAGGAGAAGCACTTGGGTAATCTGGCACATTAACGCCTATGATCACTAACAATTCGTTAGCCCACTGGTCTACCGATTTCTGCCCTACTTCACCTGACTTAAATGTTCTATAGACAATATCAAATTGGATAGTAACGTCAAAGTTATAACTCTGTTTATCACTATTCTCAATAGATGTTTGACTACTAATGATTAAAAACGGAGGCTCTACGGTATCAGGCGCAATAGTATCGTAAACACCCAAAGAAAAACTTTGTGATGCTAACTTATCTACATAAGCCTTTCGTATAGCATATCCGCAATCTTTCATTAAGCTTCTGTTTCCTCTTTTACTTCTTCAGGATTTTGCTCCTGAGCAAGTTTTGATAAGAACTGAGTTAAAGGTAAACCATATTTAGTTGGCAATTCTTGGATGAATGCGTCTAATTGTTTTACCTGCTCTTCGTTTAGTGTAATTGTCATGGTATTAATTTTGTACAAATTTAATGAAATATATTTATATCTTAAATTCCTTTATAGTATATAAAAGTTGACTATACCTTTTATCAAATGCGGTCATCAAGAATGGTCTAGTTGCCTGATTTGTGAACTTTTTAGGGCTTTGTTTGATATATTGCCTTGCGAACTTGCTTTGTTCACCTGGACTTATATTTACTAAAGTTGGTAAATTTATGTTGAATCTAGTACCAAATTCAACATAAGGGGCATATTTAACAGATTTATTACCTGCACTAACATATCCAGATAATGTCTTTTTATCAACCTTTCTATGGGTTATGCTTCTCTGTAATGCACCTGATTTATATTTTACTTCTGATTTAGCATCTTGTTGGATATTAACCAATGTTTGATTAATTGATTGAACTATATGCCTATCAAGCCTTTCATTAACATTGCTAAACTTCTTTCGCAATAAATCTAAGCCAGTTATACCCATGCTAAATGCTGCCATTATTTAAGTGTTGAACAGCCTATTAAAAAATACTTATTACGATCTTGTTCGTTAATCACAGAGTTAATTACATATAATCTACCTTGAAAGCTGATTACCAACTTCTTATCAAAGACTTTAGATGTTGTATATCTAATTCTAAATGTGATATCTGTAGCAAAGCCGTCAGTTCCTGCTATATTGGTTCTTGAATCGCTATCTCTAGATATTTCAGCCCAACAAGTATAATAATCTGCAAGTGTATTTACAAATCCACCTGCACTATCTGATACGCTAGTCTTACTTTGGAAAGTAATCCTATTCATTAATCTTCCAATCATTAGATAATTACGTTTATGCGTTTAAATGGCTTCATAAGCTCGTATGCGGTCATCAAATTAGCCGATGGCTTGGTTGCCTCAACTGAAGACTCTCTGTACTCATATAGGTCTGAAACCATCTTTAAAAGGGCAGTCTTCATTGTCTGAGGAGTTGTACTATAACCGCAAGTATAAGTAAATCTAAACTCGTTATCGAAAATGCTAGTCATATAGACCTTTTTGGTGGTTTCACCAAGCACCTGATAGTCACCAACGGACATTGCTACCCAATTTGTGCTATTCCAGTATTCTACTGCTGATATTGTGTTTGTAGGAGTGTATGGTAACTCTATAAAGCTATCTACATAAGCTACAACTCTTAAAGTTCTAGGAGTCATTGCAACTCCTGCATATTGCTCAAGTCTTGTCTGAGCTGTATTGATTAAAGACGTAATCAAAGTATCATCTTCGTTGTAGTCTACTCTAAGGTAATTTTTAGCTTCCGCTAAAGTAACGACTGTGGCTGTAGGTGCTACTGTGGTCGTTATATCTCTTACTATTTGCATTATGCCATTATTTTTACAAAAATAACTAAAATATAGCGGACATAAAAAAGGAGGCAGTTTGCGGCTGCCCCCTTGTATTTTAGATTAATCTAAGATTATCCTACGTTACCGAAATCACCATATACAAACGCACTGTTGTAGTAGATAGGGAATGCGATACGAGCTTCAACTCTTACAGTAATCAAGTTCTTTTGGAAGTTGTCGCTATCCATTTCAGAGAACTGAACAGAGATACCTTGATTTTGCATGATTTGAGCACCCATAGCCCAGTCACCTACTAAGAACTTGTCAGCAGCGATAGCTGTAGACTTGAACACAGGTACACCAGCGATAGATAAGTTACCATCAGTTGTAACAACTGTAGAAGCAGGTAAGCTGTAAGCAGCGTTAGTGTTCTTAGTGTTTACGATAGCAGCCCAATCTGTAGGGTTGATCAAGATACCATTAGCACTGTAGTTAGCAGCTTCAACTTGTGCAATAGATTGTACTAATTGCTCAACGTCAACTGTTGCAGCACCACCGAAAGCAGAAGCTACAGTAGTCAAACCAGTTAAGTTAGGAGCAGTACCATTACCATTCAATAATTGAGCATCTTCAGCTAATAAATACTTCTCTAACAAACGAGCTTGTAAGAAAGAAGTCATAGCAGGAACATCATCCAACATTTGACGAGATATTCTTACGAAACCAGCAATGTACTGAGCTGGAGCATCAGTCATTGTAATATCGAAATCGATTTGAGATTTAGCAGAACCTTGTACTTGTGGAGCTGCATCACCTTCACCACCTGTTTCCTTAGGGAAAGTGAATAAACCTGTAGAAATAGTTCCTACTGGTAATAAGCTTCTCAAATGCACTTTACGAGAAGGAAGAGCATATACTTGAGGAGCATATTGTCTTTGAATGTCACCAGTTAAGTTAACTGCTTCAGTCATGTTACCTACTGCCTTAGTGTCTAATACAAAGCCAGAACGCTTTACTTCACCACGACCTAATTTTGCGATGCTGTCAGCATTCTTTTCGATTGCGTCAGCAAGAGTTGCATTGAACCCTTTTACTTGATTTTCGTTCATTGTCTTACGATTGTTTTTTGCCTCTAATTTGTCAGCAGCATCTTTTACTACAGCAACTTGAGATTTTAATTCTTCTAATTCTGATTTTAAGCCATCTACCGCTACTGCGTTATCAGCTTTTAATGTTTCGATAGCACCGTTTACTTCGGTTTTAACGCCTTCGAAAGCACTTTTGATTTCTTCTACCATTAGTTGAAAATTTTAAATGATTTTAAATAATTGTTCATCTCGATTTGCATGGAAATCATCGGGTCTTCCTCTTCTACCAATGCTTCTACTTCAGGAGATACGAAATCTTCATCCATAGGTTTTTGCGGTTGTTCTTCAAGGTCGACTGACTCTTCATCTTCCATCTCAGCAAGATATTGTTGTAATTGTTTAAGTTTAAGTTCCAACAATTCAAATGTTTCATCAGTAAAGTGACCGTTTCTTAAAGACTTGATAGTTTTACCCATCTCATCTACAAGAACAGACTTTACTTGACTCTTAACTCCTACTGTTGGTGTATTTGCGTTTGCACCCCACAATACTGAACTACCCTCAAACAATTTAATTTCATTGATTTCGTTATAGCCTGACTTCGCTTGTGACTTAATAGTCTGAAAGCCGATGCTATGTTCTGTGATATGACCTTCTTTATACAACTCATAAGTATCATTACCTAATGTTGTATTAGGCATTTTTACTCTAGCCTTTAAGCCAAATCCATCTTCCATCATCTCGAATGGCTTAGCGATTGGCTTCTCGGTTGAATGGTTAAATAAATGCCAGATTCTATTCTTGGCACTAGGTCCGTTTTCTTTAAGGGTTTTTGTGAATGCACCTGGTACAATAACATCGCCATCGCTGTCGACATTACCAAACGCAGAATAATACATTGTAATTACTCTGCTACCATCCTCCATGTCTACTGGAGCACCACTTACCGCTTTCTTGTTATAAAAGTTACTCATATTTTTTATTTAAGCTATATAAACTGTGCAGCATCTACAGTTGCAGTTATTTACTGCTAACCCTGCTGCATCATGTGCATATTGCATTTCTATTAGTCCATAGTCAGGAGTGTTTACTAGGAATGGTTGATTAACAGGGATTCTTACACCTTTGTTGTCAGGATTCGTTTGTCTATCTAAATCCCTGTGCCATAATCTTGGCTTACCACTCTTAGCTGGATATTCAGCAGCTATCCATTGTTTTAATACTGGAACACCTGCTAACCTAACCGCACCTATAGCACCTGTACTTAATGCCTGATGGCTTTCAGTCCTTGCTATTAGTAAACTCCTTGCGTTATTTATCTTCCCTTCTCTCAGAGTCTGAATCGCCAACCTGTTTACTTCATTCTGTGACAATCCATTCTCACGACCAAACTTTATAACATTAGCGAATATACGAGCTATTTCGTTTTCAGTAGTATTCTCTATGCCTTGCATCTTTAGTCCGCTAATCGCAGTCCAATAGGATAACATAAATACTAACCACTCATCCAAAATGTTTAAAGGATCAAGGTCAATCTCTTCCGCTTTCTTATTCGTTTCAAACATCTGTTGGTATCTCATAGCAGTATAACCGCCAGTTGATTCATACAAAGTTCGTAAAATATTATTAATCTTATCGCCAGTAAAAAATCCTGCACGATTATTAGCCGCTTGTTCTACCCCTAATGCCTCAACCATTTGAGCAGCTTTATCAAAGTCAGCTTGTAAAGCCTCTTTTATTTTAGGCTGAAACTCTCTGATTGATTTCCTTGCAATCTTTTGTTGCAAAGCAAACTGCTGTGATGGGTAAAGTATTTTAGGCATCTATTTTTTAGCGTCTATAGCTTCAATCATTTTTCCTGCTGCTGCAAAAATTGAGTTCATATTGTTTTGAGCTGCATATTGTCTTATCGCTGCCAATCCTCTTCTGTCTACAGTTTTAAAGTCAGAAGTATAAATATAGCCATAATGACCTTTAGTATCTTCGCTAAGTTCTGGGTCTACACCAAGAAACCATAGACAGTATTTATCATATCCATTTTCTTCTAGATAAGCATTCTCCATTTCTGCTGTTGGTCTTACCCAACTATCAGGTGTAATTACATCTCCAGCAGCTATAAGTTTATTTGCATGATTAATGCCTTTAGTATTTTTCTCTGTTAACCTTTTTAATTCTAAAAGGTTGTTAATTGTTTTTTCTAAGACGTCAAATGATTTCATAGTATTTATTTTGATGGATCGTAAGCCCAATTTTTAAGTGATATATCTCTTTTAGAAGGACAACCTTCTGATGCTGGTTCGCCTTGTTCTGCTCCTCTCATTCTGCTAACAAAGCTTATAGTTCTGTTTGCATCTTCCGCATCTTTAGTAGTCCAATCTTCTTTCTTCTTAGACAATAGTCTTAGGTTTCTAGTGATAGGGCTTCTGTCAAGTGATGCCTTCTTTGAGCATTCTGTATTTGACCAGGCTTCTAGTTCTGAGTAGCTCATGTTAACCGTAGCCTTGTACTTTGCGTACACTTCATCTACTTGCTCGTTCTTACTTAAAAAAAAACCTTCACTTTTTACAGGTGGCAAATTATAGTCGCTTTGTTGTTGTGCATCTCTAGGGTCTTGTAACATAGTCAACTCATCTATAGGCAAGTAACCTGCTGGGATAAATATCTCATCCATTTCAGTTCCTTCCATAGTATCATAACGCATAGCTGCTCTCTTCTCGTTTGGAGTAATCCACCAAGATTGAGAAAGGATAGCACTAAGCTCTTTCATGTCCTCTTGTAATTCAGGGAATACTGTCAAATCAAAATCAATATAGTAACCTTGACCAATCTCTGTTGAGAAAAATCTATTAAACGCATCACGAAGAGCTACTAACTCAGGTAGGACTACTTGAGTCAACATTTCCTTTTTAGCTTCCTTCATGTTGTTATAAGTCTTGTTATCAGGATCGTTGAACAACGCAGAGTTAACTCCGTAAACATTACAAAGTTCTCTAAGTGTAATCTTCTCTGATTCTAGTAACTGTAAATCAACAGGACTTAATCCCATGTTAATCCAGTTAAGCTTTGCACCAGCAATCAAAATCTTACCAGCATTCTTTACAATACCTGCTTGGGTTTTAGTTCCATACTGATTGTAAAAATCTTCTTTAAGCTTTCCTGCTGCCTCTGGTCCGAAATCATTTGATTCATCAGCAGACAAGATACCTTTAGGTCCTTGATTCTGTAACATACCTACCGATGTATCTTTTGCATCGTTAGAACGCTGTACAGTTCTATATGCTGCTTGTAAAGGACTCAAGCCGTAAAGCTGTTGTCCGTTAGTGTCAAAGTAAGGGTTGAAGTATTTTAGATGGATTACGTCTTTCGCATCTAATTGATCCCATCCAACTAGCGTAAAAGAATAACCTTCAACCCCATTTATTGTACCATCAGAAATAATGGCAACGTATTGAGATGGGAGTGTAACAAGTTCTGCAACCTTACCTGAAGCTAATCTATTCGCCCAGATGTAAGTGTTACCAGTAATTAGTTTATAACCTACAGCACTCTCGATAAATTCAGAGAATGATTGATATTCATTTGGTTTTTCTAGCAAGTTATTTAAATCAGAATCAGCAATCTCAGCAACTGCTTTTACACGAACCAACTCTGCTTTAGCAATATCTGCGGTTGACGTTGCATTGGCCAACATAGATTTGTATCTATTCAACTCTTTTTTGTTCTTTACTTGATAAACATAGAAAGGAACAGTAGAAATAGTTTTAGAGATACGTTTGATGATAGCATATACCTCACTATTGTTTTTATAGTCAAGTACAAATTTTTGCTGGTCTAATTCTGGATAAAGTGTTCTTCCGCCAATCAATCCACCGAAATCAGTAAAAGGATTGTTAAAAGTCACCTTTGGAGCTGCCTTCTGTTGAAAAGGGTTAGCTGCCTTTAGTATGTCCGTTAAATTCACGCTATATATTATTTTTACAAAAGTAACAAATTTTTATGCTATACAACCCACCCTCTTTT